TCCGGTCTCAGGTTCCATGTTTTCGCTCCTTGTATTGCATCGTCGTCGCTAGGCAACCCTTGTGGTTGACGCAACTGCCGCATGGAAACTGGCGTTTCTCGCCCGTCGCAATGCAGTGATATTTCAATTTGACTGCGTTATTTTGTGTAGGTTTATCATAACCCATAACACGGTTCCCGCGGGTGTACTCGCCGCTTGGTCTACCGTTCATTGACTCGCTCGTTTACGCTTCGCCACCGTAGTAGTAGTCGCTCCGCCCCCTGGGGAACCTGCGCGCTCTGTTGGCCCCCGACAATCTGTCAGCCGGGCGATTCGGGCGCGCGCGATTCTGACGCGCGCTCTCGGCCCTCTGGTTCGACGTGTCGGGTCTGGCTCCTCGTCGTCCTGGGTTGAGATTTCTGCTTGGTCCACCCGGTTCTTGCAGTCTGTCCACTGGTCTTTGTGGACGAGCGCCGGCTTGACGCGCGCTCTCCGCTCTCTGGTTCGACGTGTCGGGTGGGCGCTTGCCTTGCAGGCGGCGGTTTTCGTTGTCCCTGAACGAGTCGTCGTAACCAGGTCCGCCAGCCCCGGGCAACCTGTCCACGGGCCTACCGGCTGGGCGCTTGCCTTGATTGCGGGCGTCCTCGGCGCGTTGATTTGACGTGTCGGGTCTGGCCCCTCGTTGTCCTGGGTTGAGATTCCCGCTTGGTCCGCCTGCTCCTGGCAACCTGTCAACTGGTCTCCCGGCGGGCCGCTTGCCCTGATTGCGCGCGTCTTCGGCTCGCTGGTTGGACGTGTCGGGTGGGCGCTTGCCTTCCAGACGGCGGTTTTCGTTGTCCCTGAACGAGTCGTCGTAGCCGGGACCGCCTGCTCCCGGCAACCTGTCCACGGGCCTTCCTGCGGGGCGCTTGCCTTGATTGCGAGCGTCTTCCGCTCGTTGATTTGACGTGTCGGGTCTGGCCCCTCGTTGTCCTGGGTTGAGATTCCCGCTTGGTCCGGCAGCCCCTGGCAACCTGTCCACGGGTCTACCTGCTGGGCGCATTCCCTGCTGTCTGCGATACTCGGCGTCCTCTGACGACGTGTCGGGTCTGGCCCCTCGTTGTCCTGGGTTGAGACTCCCGCTTGGTCCGCCTGCTCCTGGCAACCTGTCAACTGGTCTCCCGGCGGGGCGCTTGCCCCTGTTGCGTGCGTCCTCGTTGTCCTGGAAGGAGGTGTCGGGTGGGCGTTTGCCCTCGTTGCGCCTGTCCTCGTTGTCCTCGAACGAGGTGTCGCGCAGTCCCTGCTGTCTGCGATACTCGTTGTCCTCGAACGACGTGTCGCGCTCGCCGCCGTAACCGAAACCGCTCCTGCCCTGATCGTCGACGCGCCCTGCGTTCACGTCGCCCATCCGGTTCTCGAAGTTGCGCTTGTCGCTCGCTTCTATCCTGTCCGGCGGGATGAAGCCCTGACCCTCGAGCGCTATTCTGTCGAATCTCGCCCTCGCCTCGGTCCTGAACCTTCTCTCCTGCTCCGATCGTTTCGGACCACGGTTGAGTTGCACGCCCTGCCTGGCGGCCTCGCTTCGCACGAATTGCCTGCGTCGCAGCTCCATCCCCTCCGGCGCGCCTCCGCCGACCGGCTTGTTGTCGCGTCGCTTGTACGGGACCCTCTGCTCCTGCGGAGTTCCGTCGTAGATGTATCCGTCTGAGTCCCTGTCGATCATGTCCCCGGCGGCGCCGCCACCGGCCGCCGGCCTAGCTCCGCCGATCGTCGCCCCGAGGGCCTTGATCTGGACCTCGTTCAGTGCGTGCTTCAGCTCATTGATCAGGCTCGGACCGATAGTCTTCGCGTCGTAAAGGATGATCCCGTCGGGCACCGCGCTTGACTTCATGTCGTAGTCGGAGAGGACCGCGTCTATGGCCGATTTTGCGTAGAACAGTTCCGATTGCGGTATCGGCAGAAGCACCTCGTCCTCGGGTTCGTCCTCCTCCATCATCGCCAGTTCGCCAAGGGCGAATTGGTAGGCGGACGTCATCGACTTTACATTGTATGTTCCGGCGTATTTCATGGTCCCTCCAATTGTAGAAGACTGTTTGTTGTATGACTGCAATAGTAGCTATTCGGCAAGGACCGACCCCACCGTTTCCGTAATCATTGACAGGCGCTTGCCCCTCGCCGCGGTCTCGGCCGACTTCGACGACAGGCCGGGTCCCATCAGCTCGGAGACGAGGCGAGACATCTGGCCGCGCGCCATCAGCCCCTCGGGCTTGGTCATTTCCGTCCTCGGCTTGTTCGCCTTCCGTCTCTCCCTCCTCAGGATCTCCTTCGCCTGCGAGTGCGTCAGCAGGCCCACGTCCACGGCGTTGACGAGGTAGGCCAGTCCGAGTCTCACGCCGCCGTCGGAGAGCATCCGCGATAGACCCGCCGATATCAGCTCCCTCCTGAGCAGTTCTCGGTCGCTCCCGTCCGTCCTGTCGGCCATGGCCAGCAGTTGCGCCCCTATCCTGACCGAGTTCTGTCCGAACTTGACCATCGATTGCCCAGTCATGCGGGAAATTCGCGCGACGTCGCGCTGCACCGACCTGATTACTTCGTCGTACCTTTCCCGTACCGAGTAGTCGGACGAGCCGATCAACGATCCGATCCTGTCCGCCGCGTCGTTGCTGACGACCTCTAGCGAGGACACGTCGCCGGAGGCGCGCATGTAGCTTGGCGAGTTGGCGCCGGCCTGCGCGTCGTCCGTTTCCGCACCCCTCGGGAGTATGTAGACGGGCAGGCTCCCGACGCCGAACCGGCTCGAGGACTCCCTGGCGATGCCAGCCCTCTGAGAGTGCCAAGACTCAAGCGTCTCGAAATCCGGGTCACCCGGGTCGAGTCTCTCCATCAGCTGGTTGTAGAAGTAGTTCCTCCTCCGCTGGAGTTTCGAGAGATTCTGTACGAGACCCCTCATCTCCTCCTGCTTGGCGGCGGAGTCGTCGGTGGGCGCCAGTTGTTCTATCCTTCCGAGGACGGTGTGCAGGGCGGAGTCGCTGGATGCGTACCCGCCGATCAGTCTCGAGACCGGCGCGTCGTCGGGTGATGGGAAGGGGATTGACGCTCGACCGGATTCGTACTCCGACATGGCCGAGCGGACGTTGTCCATGCTGACCTGTTGCTTCCCGCTGTTCCTCGCGACGAACCTCAGCGTGCTGGGCAACCCGGTGCTCGACATCCCCGCATTCGCGTCACCGTCGTCGTCAAACAGCGTCGGTCGCCTGCCGGGATCGGACATCTCCTGCATCCTCGGGTCCTCCGCCACGACCTCCGTCGCGGTCTTTGGCTCCGACGGCGGGGGGGCGAACGGGTCGAACGTCTTGTCTCCCCTGTCCATGCGTTCGGCCCCTCGCAGGGCCTCCCTCCTGTCCTTGAAAACCCTGCTTGAAATTGCGTTCCTGTTGTCGGTGTCTATGATCACGAAGCCGCCGTCGACCGGCTTGAAGTCGTAGCGTTGCCTGATGAAGGGTTTCTTGCCAGCCATGCCAGCCTCCCCGTCGCGACGCGGTTCGCTCTGCGTCATCTTCGTGGGGGGTTTGTCCATCCCGAGGAAGCGGGAGATGTTCTTGAGGGCCGAGGCTGGCGTCTCGCCGTAGAACCTATTCGTCTCGTCGTCCATAAGCTCGGCGAAATCGTTGCCGAAGACCCCGGACCGACTCTCCTCCCTGTCTCGCCTGATCGACGCCTCCGCCATCCAGAGTGGGAAGTCGTCGCCCAGCTCGCCCTTCTTCTGTTCGACCAACCTCATGAAAGCGCGTCTGCGACGCATCGCATTCGCATGCTCTATCCTCGACTCCGGGTCCATGGCGGCGAGTCGGCGCACGAGCGCGACGTCGCGCCCTCTCTCAACGAAGCCGAGGACCTGCGCTGCAGGTAGACCCGTGAACGATGCGACTCTCTCGATCACCCCGGTGACCCCGACGGGGGTCTGTCCCGCGTCCGCCACGTCAAACTGGGAGAAGTCGACGGCGTCCACCCTGTCGCCCCTTATGACGAGGTCCTCGATCATTGAGTCGTGGTTGAGCATCGTGGCGTAGTGGTAGATGTCGACGAGGTCGTCGTCGGTCGGCGAGTTCCAGCTCCTGTCGGGCAGCGTCCTGAAACGGTTCCCGAACGAAGTGGCTATCTTTTCGTAATTTGCGCTACCGAACATGGCGTGGAGCCGCGAGTCGAACCACTTTGATCCGCTCAGTATCGGTATTCCGTCGGCGTCGCCGAACGGCGAGGAACCGCCCGACCGGCCCATGGCCGCCTCGGCTCCCGAGGATATGGCCGCGGTCCTGGGGGATGGGGACAGCCTGTCGAGAATCCCCATGGCCCTGTAGGCAGGCACCAGACCGAGGCTCACGGCCTCCACCAGATACGCAACCAGCGCCCTTCGGCCGCCCCTGGCGAACAGCACGGCGGCGCCGGAATCGATCATTTTGTAGGTAACGTCCAGCCCGCTGACTCCGGAGCCCGGGCCCGCCCCCGGCGTGGAAGCCAGAAGTCCGAGCATGTCCGTTGATCCGAACCTCAGGTCGTAGATGAGTGCGAGGATCTTCGCGGTGGACTTGACCACCTCGCGTCCCAATTGGGAATTTGCCGGGATGGGGGCTTTGCTCGGGTCGATTATTCGGTCGATAGCCCGACCGACAGCGCTCGCCCTGCCTTTCAGCGCATCGCCGAACGAGGAGAACGCCTGCTCCGTCCCACGGCCCGGCCGCCGGACGAAGTCGTCGATTATCTGGTCGGAGAGACGCTTCCAATCCTCGTCAAACCCTGCGTCCGTGGCGGCCTCGAAATTCATGGAGGGGGCGAGTCGCGTGAACTCGCTCATCAAGCGGCGCAGGTCGGGGTCCGGGTTACCCATGCCGGCCTCCGCGTCCGTTTGCGGCGAAGACAGGTGTCTCCTCCTGATCTCGTCGCTCAAGTCCCTTATCTTGTCCTTGATTGCGTCGGACTTGACCCTGAACTCTGGATCGGAACGCCTACCGTCATGGTCGAAGGAGAACAGGTCCGAAACCGACTCGTTGAACTGGTTGATGAGGTCGTCCGCCTCGCTTTGCGCGTAGTTCCTCCCTCCCCTCCTCAACCCGTTGCTAATGTCCAGCGCGTTGATCCCCAGCCTGCGCAGCGCCGAGTCCACGGCGCGCGCCGCGCTAGCCGGATCCGAGGCGGGGTCAATTATCATTCCCAGCGAAGAGGGGGTGGCGACGCCATCGGACACCATCTCGGACGTGTTCCTGAACGCCCTTGACGCGATTGCGTCCGAGTACATCGAGTAGTCGTGCGTCGACAGCCTGCCGAGGAGCTCGGACCTAGGGACTCGCGACAACCTTGAGACCCTCTCCAGGGCCTCCGCAATCTCCCCGTTGGCGACCGAGTAGTCGAGCATCAGCGACAGGTTGGCGTTCCTGGCCAGTTCGGCCCTGTCGGCGACGAACTCACCGGGGAGCTCGTAGCTTCCGTCCATGACCCCCGGTGGGGCCCTGAATTCGCCGGTCAGCTTGTACCCCATCCTGCCCATCGACACGGAGAATCCGTTTTGGTCCGTGCTGTCGTTTGACCTGATTCTCATCACCCTGTTGGCGGCGGCGACCGAATCGAGCGCCCTTGACATGGCGGCGTTTGAGGACGGCCCCGAGTGGAACGCGTTCTCGAACCTGAGCCTGTGCGCCGCGAGTCGCTCGGATAGCTCGACATCGGACATGTCCGCCATGGCCACGTCGTCGGTGGTTGCGACCCAGTAGGAGGATGAGTCCGTCGCTCCGTCCCTGTTGGTCAGGCCCGCCATGCCGGCGATCGGTCCGTCCGGCGACCTCCTTCTCCCGAAGGCCCTCCTCCTCATGTGGTCGGCGTACTGGGCGGGCGTCGTCGGTTTGCCCCCAGGGCCGGCCGCCGTGCGTACACCGTATATGTTCGCGGGAAGCTCCGTCAGCTCGCTGGGTCTCGGGGGGGTGTTGCCGCCTGCGTTGATCTGGGCGAAATCAAACTTCTTGAGTTTCCCGTCCGCGAGGTCAATTCCGTGGACCACCAAGTCGTTTGGCCCGGCTGCCTCCGACCCGCTGATTCCTGACTTGGTCGTCAGCTCGATTGAGATGATTCTGTACGCCGCCGTCGACCCGTCCGGATTCCTGCCGTAGTTGAACTCGATCGCGAATCCTCCCTCCCGCACCTCGTTGAACGTGGCGAAAGCGACGGTCGCGGAGCTCGGCCCCTCCTTGGGTGAGACCGACTTGAATTCGTAGTGGATGCCCGTGGGCGTCTCGTATACGCGGACCCCATAGGCCGTCTGGTACAAAAGCCTCCTGTTCGGGTCTCCGTCGTCCGTGGGTGGCATCCCTCCGCCTCCCGGTGGTCGGGTGTCTCCCCCGCCTGGGGGCGTGGACGCCCCACCACCACCGCCCCCTGGTCGCGGTTCCCCTGGCGCGTCTCCGCCGCTGGGCTCTGTCGGCGCCTCCGGGTCGAACAATCTCTCGCGTGGTCGCTCCGTGATGCCGCTCTGCCTTCTCCAAGCTTCGAGGTCGGCCGCGTACTGCTCGTCGACCTGGGCCTGCGCCCACCGCACGAGTTCTGGGTCAAACATCTGATCGGCCCTTCCCCACCGCTCCGCGAGCGCCACCATTTCCAGGAACACCTTGGCGGTAACGTTTATGTCCGCCACTGCGTCGTGCCCCGCCTCTGCGGGCACGCCGAAGTACCGGGCGAGCGCCTCGAGCGCGTTGGACGAAAAGAACCTCGGGTACCACTGTCCGAGACCCTCCTTTTTCAACGTTGGTATGTACTTCAGCGGACCGGTGGCCCTGCGTCCTATCCTGTCGAGGGCGTCTGGTTTGCCACCTCTTCCCCCCCACGACCTGGCACGCGGGAATAGGGGATGTCTCCCGCGGATCGTGATGGCCTTTGAGATCCAGTTGACGAACGGGTTCATGTCCCTGTCGTAGTTTTTCTTACCGGACTTCGCAGACGGAGAGTCATTCAGGTGTGCTTGAATCTGCTTGAACCTGTAGGAGTCGATGTGGAACACCCAGTTGGCGATGGCGAGCGTGTCCATCCAGCCGGCGATGGGGTATTCGCCCATCACCTCCTTCCACAGCGACATGTCGAAATTCCTGAGGTTGTGGGAGATGATTATCGCGTCGGCCCCCACGACCTCCGCTATTCGGCGCCGCGCCTCGTCGACGGGCACGAATTCGCCCGGTGTCGTCGCTAGCGCTTGACCGACGGGGATGCCGTTCTTCTTCACATTCTTCTTCGTCCAATCCGACAGCGGCGTGCCGGCGGGATCTATCCACACCTCGAGTCGTTTGGGGTTTGCGAAATCCCCGTTTTCGACGACGATGATGCCCACTTGCAGGGGCCTACCCGTGTCAATCTCGCCTATCGGAATGCCGGTCGTCTCCCAGTCGACGAAGACGAGCTTCTTGCGCTTTATGAAGTTCATGAACTCAGGCCAGCTCCTGATTCTGTCCATCTCGGCCTTGATGCCTGTTGGAAGTTCCCTGCCGTCGGGGCCGATCGGATTTCCCCAGGGTCGCCACGCCTTCCTGAACGGCGTTCTCAAGGCGACATGGCCCGTTTTCGGGTCTATCACCTCCTCGCCGGTCTCTTCGTCTGTAACTGCCCTGGCTTTCCAGGTTTCGATCCATTTCTGGGTGCCCAGCTTTATTCGCTCCCACAGCCTTTTTTCGTCCGCCCGACCCGCTTTGATGGCCTTGGGGTCGTTGCGCGCCAAGCCCCACGCGACCTCCCTCGCCGTGGGTTTCGCCCCGTCGACCCCGGCGCCGGGTGCAACGTACTCGGGCCGGGGATCGAGCGTCACTGCGTCGAACTCGTCGGGTCTGGTTTCGATCTGGCCCGCGAGATTGTCGTCGTCGGCGTCGCTGGCAACGATTGGGATCTCGCGCGTGTCCGGGCTGCCCGCCGCCCGGCTTGTCGTGCCAGCGGTGGGTTGACTGGTCGCCGGTCCCGGTTTCGTGCTCTCGTTGTCGTCGCGTTTCGCTGGCTTCATCCTGTCGGTGCTGAACACTCTCCTCTGCTTCTTCCCGTCCACGTATTCGTCGCCGACCACGTATGCGTTGAGGTCCCCGACCTGCACGTCGTAATTGCTGGAGTGGTCCCCGAGTCTCTCCTCGTCGGTTGCGAGCTTGGACAGGTCAACTTGCGACATCGGGACGAGCCTCGTTATGCCTCGGTCGTCCGTCACGAGGATCCGGGTCTCGCCGATGGTTTTGTCGTACTCGCCGTACACGACAAGTGGGTTGAAGATGGTCCTGTTCCTGTCCTCCTTCACGCCCGGCTTGTCCTTGACCGAGCTCGGGTAGGAGAAGACGAGGCCCACCTTCCCTCCGGCGTCCCTGTCCCTCTTGCGGACCGCGGCGACGATCCTCCTTATTATTCCCGCCGGGCTCGTGTCGAACGCCCCGCCGTCCCTCGCCCTCGCGGTGCCAGGCAGGTTGGATATCTCGATGTAATCCCTGTCCTGGTCGTCGCCATCGCCCCTCAGCCGCATTCTTATGTAGTTGTAGAGGTTGGACTTCGTTGGGGAGGACATCCCCGCTTCCGCATCCCCGCCTGGAGCGCGGTTCCTCGACGGCGAGAATTCGTCGTCGGCTCGCCTCGGCGAGACGCGGTCGTATACCAAGTCGGAGATCTCGACGGCTATCGGTGATCCGTCGGGCAGGTACCCGACGACGTGCGGGGTTCCGTTGCCGTCGAGCACGAACTCCCCCGTGATCTCGTCCACCACGCCGCTGACCACCCTGGGCGAGCGGATGACCCGGTCGACCAGCGACGGTCTCGTCTTTGAGCCGGGCTTGTAGCCGACGACCTGCGTCACCTTGACCGACTTTTCGTCCTTCTTTATGCCGGCGATCAGTCTCTGCAGGTCGGCGAAGTTCTCGGACCTGCGCAGGGCGACGACGCTGTCCTCCTCCCTCCACGGCGCGTCGGACAGAACGACGTATCCGTAGGGGTCGTACACGAACCTGTCCCTGAGTCTGGGTGATTTGTCGCTGGCCGCTCGGCGGAGAGCGAAGATTATTTTCTGCGGAGAGTCGCCGGTGAAGCCGAGAAGTTCGTCCATCTGCCTCGTGCGCGAGGCCTGGAAGCGGATCTCCTCGCTGAGGACGTCGAGCTCGACTCCCTCGTCGTCCCAGCTCGCTACTCGCCGCGAAACCCCCGGAGCAGTTCCCTCGGGGTGGTTCCAGGTCCTAAGCTGCCTGCCAGAGAGAATGAGTGCGTACTTGACCTGAGACGCGGGGTGGTACTCGAACGTTGCGGCGTCGGCGATGCTCCTGCCGATCCTGACCGGGATGTACTCGACTGGGTTCCCGCTCTTGTCGTAACGAATGTGCGTCGTCGTCCCTGGTTCCACGAACGGAATGAGCTGCCCGTATCCCGTGTCGGTGTCGGCCGCGAACGTGTCGTACATCGAGACGCCGATCTCGTCCCTTTCGTGCGGCAGCTCGCCCCTCAGGCTTTGCACGCGACGGAGGGACTCAGCCTTGAGCAGGAGCATCCGCCACCTCTGCTCTCCTCCCAGCGTCAGCCCCTTGCCGCCGAGCGCGTCGCGGAGCAGGCCGAGGAGCTCCGCCTGTTCCCTGTCCGGCATGACGGACTCTGGGATCAGCCAGTCGTTCCTGTCGTCCGACGGGAAGTACTTCTCCGTCCTTGCGACCAGATCGGCCGTACGGGGAGCGAGTGCCATCCCTGCCTCTGCGTCGCCGCCGGAGCGACCGTAGGGGCGCGGGTACCTCATGAAGCGAACGCCGTCCCCTTGGTAGATCTGCCTCGTCACATGGGAGCTGACGGACAACTCCTCGGCGGAGACTATTCTCCCGATGATGCTCTCCGGTTTTATCCTCACCTCTCTCTCGCCGTCAAGGAGGTCTCCGTCGTAGGTTGGGTCGACGTCTATCACGAAGTCCATGTACCCCAAGCTTTCGGTCGTGGTTCTCCCAGGTTCCCCTCTCGCGACCGCCTCGGGGTCGATTCGCCTCCAGAACGGTCCTCCGCCGGGCTGGGATTCGTCGGCCTGGCTTGACAGTCTGAACCTCAGGATTTCCCTGACCCTGATGATTCTCGTGGTCCCGGTTCCGGTGGGACCCTGAAGTTGCGGCTCGCCCCTGATGTCGACGACCAGGTAGGTCGGGTGACGTTCTCTCGGGGTGAAATCGTCCGGGGGGTCGAACTCCGATCTTTCGATCTCGAAGCCCCTGTCCGAGAGCGATCTCTCCGAGGCTTCCCTCTCCTCCACCGTCATGCGGTTGATGTCGTTCAACACGTGAACCAGGAAGTCCAGCGGTTCCCGGTCGAGCATCAGATGCGGGCCCGACTCGCTCACGGGGAATTTCGCGTTGTCTGGCGGCAACGCCGAGGGTGCCACGACGTGAACCAGTCGTTCCGGGTAATCCTCGTCCAGTCCAATGGCGATGTCCGCCTCCGAACTCGTGTACCCGATCGCCCACGGAGCCCTCCTCGTCTCGGGCGTGAGGTCACCAGGAGGGGCCTCGATGAACGTGGACGGAGTCTGCGGGACGAGGAGTCTCTGCATCGGTCCATCTGGCAGACCCCTCTCCTCCCTGTCGTCCAGGTATGCTTCGTCGCGCGTCAAAACCGGGTCGAGCCTTCCGCGCTCGTCAAGGATCGGCCTGCGCGGTTCCAGCGCGGCCATGCCGGCCTCGGCGTCCCCGGTTCGCGCGACGTAACCCTGCGGTGCCAAGTCCGGGTCCGTCAGGACGGTCTCAATGTCCACGAACCCGTCGCGCTTGTGCATCTTTATGGCCCTAGCCATCAGGGCCGGGCCGAGGCTCTGCACCAGGAACTTCGGGTCGCTCGGCGCAACGTCGTCCGTGATCCTGACCGGCGTCGAAATTCCGATCAGGGGCTTGAGTGGGGCTATTATCTGCGACTCGCCGCTCGGTCCGAGCAGCCCGCCCCTGACTATCTCCGCGTCCAGCCTGCCCGCCGCCAAGAACGCCCCGCCGCGCAGCGAGCCCGTCAACTCCCACCGGTCGAGCATCGTTTCGTCCACGGGGGTCCACCTTCTCGTGAGCCCGTCCGTGAACCCCGGCGAGAAGCTGACGATGTCGCGGGGCAGGTCAAAATCGGCGTACCTTCCGTAGAAGTTAAGGGAACCGACCGCACGCGTGGCGTCCGACTCGGCGGACAGCATTTGATCCATGTCCCTCCCGCCGAACTTCGTCAACGAATCCCTTATCTTCTGGTAGCGCTGGAGGTCGCGTTTCTGGGCGTCGACGAACCTGTTGACATCCGCGACGATCGCGGCGACGCGCGCCTCGTCGAAGTTCTCCATGTTCAGCACTCCGCCTTCGCCGAATGCCCTCGACAGGAGCTGGGATTGCGCCCTCAACGCCCCACGTATCGACGGGTGTGCGGTGACGACCGCCTCGCCTCGGGCGATCCTCGCGGCGAGGTCGGACGAGTGCCTGACCATGTCGGACTTCGCCTCCGCAGACTGCAGGAACCTCGCTACGTAGGTCCTGTTCGCCCCCCTCGTGTCGCCCTGCCCGGCCACCGACCCGGCGCGGCCCGCGACGCCCGCCGACATGCGAGGGTCAAGCACGCCGCCCGAGAGCCTGTCCGGTCCCTTGTGGACCACGTAAGCGAAACCGTCAGCGCCCTTCGACACGCCGGCGGCGTCGTAATCCTGCCCGGACATGGACGCAAGGAATCTGGTTTCGTCGGCGAGCATCCTCGCCGTCTCGTCGTCAAGCGTCTCGAGGTCAACGACGTTCTGGGAGCGCCTGACCTCCTTGGAGTCCCGGACGTGCTGGAGCCTGTCGAGCTCTTTCTTTGCGATATCGACCTTCCTGCTCACCTGGGCGAGTCTGTCCGACGTGGCTTGCTGGACGTGCTGCTCCACCCTGTCATCGGAAGCGTTCGGGTACCTGGACAGGAAGAACTCCGCCTCGTCCAGCTCAAACTGCTCCTTGGTCCTGTTGCGCGGAGTGATCGGCGTCCCGTCGTCGTCGGAGTCGAGTCCGTACCTCATCATGGTCGCGTATTCGGGGACCCTCCCGGTGACGTTCGCATCGCCTCCGATCCAGTCGCCCGTGCTAATCAGGTGGTCCAGCGCCCTCATGAGACCCCTCAGCCTCCTCTCGGCGCCCTCGACGTCCTGGTCCATCTTCGTCCTTGCCGCCGAGTCGTTGGCCCTTATCGCGTCAACCCTCTCGGCGACGCGAGGGGTGGATCCGTTGATGACGCGCGACCCGTAGAAGCGAACCGCGTTGCCGGAGAGGTCGGCCACGCCAGTGATCCTTCCGTCCGATTTCAAAAGAATCGCCGGGAACTCGAGGTTCGCCCCGCGATCGTCGCCCAACAGCTGCCTGCCGATGAGCGTAGACACCGTCGCCTGGTCGTCGCCCCTTACCGGCATCATCATCACTGACTCCATGCTCGGGTTCGCCCTGTCCCTCTGGACTGTCCTCGTGACCACGTATTCCCTGCCCCCGTCGCCGAAGTCCGCAAACACGACCCTGCGCTTGGGGGCCGACATACCCCCGGATGCGTCGTCGTCCATCATGCTCATCGGCCCGTCGCCGATCCTGTTGTAGGTAGTGACCCCGGCGTCGTCGGTCAGCTCGACGAACAGACCGAACTCGTCGTAGAAGATCCTCCCGTCGACCACCCTGCTGCGCATCTCCGGTGAGTTCACGTCTACCCGAAGCTTCGTGAGCGCCGTCACCTTCGTGGCGCCGACGCGCGCCGCGTCGAATCCGTCTCCCATCCTCTCGGCAATGTCAAGGTCCGATGCTCCGTTCAGCCACGCCCTAACGATGTAACGCTCAATCGACGTCAGAGCGTCACCGCTGCTCTCCAGGCGCCTGTGCACCCCCATCCTGACTGGCATCGCCGAGGCGAGCAACCTCAACGTGTGGGCCGCGGCTCGCAGGCGAACGACCTCCTCGTCCATGCCCAGGCTCCTGGCGACAGCGGCGAAATCGTCGTTCGTGGCCCGCAATGCCTCGAATACCTGGACGTTTATCGGTCCGTCAATGTCGAGCGGATCCTGCTCACCGTTCGCAACCTTGATGGCGGAGGAGACAAAATCCCTCGGACTGCCCGTGGTTATCTTCGCGGCCTCGGCCAGCGAAGAGAACGGGCCGCGCATGGACTTGTTGAGCTGGTCGACCTCCGGGGCGACGGCGGACAGGCGGCGACGACGCGACCCGCCGACCATCAACTGGTCTATCTTGTTGCTGATCACACGACGGAATCGCATCAGGGCCGCCAGTCGCACTCTCTGCGCGTTGGTCAGGCCGTCCTCGCCCGACTCCTTCAGCGAGTCGAGGATCTCTATGAAACTCGGATCAACTGCGTTTCTTCTTCTTCGGCTTCCGGGCCTTTCGGCCCCTGGTGCTTTTGGGCGGGCGGCGTCCACCGCCCTGCCTCCACGACTGGGGGCCATCGCACCCGACGGACCATCATCGATCATCCTGTTCCTCAGCTTGGCGAGGGCGAGCTGCTCCATGCGCCTGATGGCGAACCTGTCCGTCCTCAGTCGCTCAGCCGCCTCCTCGAGCAATTCGCCGTCGAGACGTCGCCTGAGCAGATCCGCCTCGGCGTCGGTGAGACCGGTCATCGGGTCGTCGACCATCGCCCGTGCGAGCCTGTTTGCGTGGTACTGACCAAGGTTGCGCAGGTACTTGTGATGGAGTAGCTCAAGCTGCCTGGCCCTCTGCCTGGACGTCCTGAAGCGGCGGCCGGCCTCGTCCAACGACAGCTTGTCGTGGGTCCTTGCCAACCAGATCCTTCTCCCCAGGTCCGCGTTCTCCTCCCTGGTCCTGGCACGACCGGCCATTCCGGCGTCCGCACCCGGGGGTGGGTCCGTGATGGCACGGTCTCCCGGATTCGGCAGGTCAATGTCCTCCATCATGTCCGAGATGTCTTCCCCGTTCCTTCTTCTCCTGAAAACTTCCTCGAGCGTTTCTTCGGAATCGATTCTCACGGCGCGTCCACGGCGTCTGTTCCTGTTCGGACCGGCCATTCCGGCATCCCCGTCGACGATCTCCCCGTCGACGATGTCGTCGTCCCTGGTCCTGGGCCTGGAGGCGATTTGCTCCGCGCTGAATATGACCACTTCCTGGTTCGGTATCAACTCCCCGCGATTGTCAAGCGGCGGTGGCGGGTCGTTGGGATCCATCGCCTGCCCGAAGTCGACGCCCCTGTAGACGAAGTCGCCCCGGGCGTTGAAACCTATTGAGTCCCAATTGGCGAGCAGACTCTCGCGGATCCAATCGGCGTCTTGCGACTGCACCCCCGCTATGTCCACGAATTCCCCGTCAAAACCGTCCCCATCCTCGAAGTCAGTGGAGTCCCTGTAAAAGATTCTCCCCGTCGAGGTGTCAAGCCAGAATTCACCCTGACCGCGCCAGCTCGGGGATCTGACCGAATAATCCGGAGACATCCCGGAATCCCGCATCTTCTCGCGTCGTGCCGACAAGTTCGCAAGCCCAATCCGCTCCGCCTCAAGCAGCTCGCGCTCCACTTCGGTACCGTCGTCTACGATTTCGCCGTCCTTGGGCATTGCGAGTCGATCTTCAAGGATGTCCGCGGCCTGCTCAAAGAGTTGGGCGGCTTCTTCGTCGTTGTAGTCCGTCCTCATTATTTCGGCCTGCGACCGCATGGCATTGATGTTGTCTCGGTCGCTGTACTCGTACCTATCAACTTCGTTGGTCTTCGGACGGAAACTTCCGCGCAAAGAATCCTCAGCCTGTCTAAACATTGCCGACGTATCGTCGTCAAGACCTCTGCTGCCGGGCTGCTCTCTCTCCTCTCGAGCCTGACGGAATCTGTCGGCCAATTCGTCGGGGCCGCCTCCGCCTCTGCTCATTCCGGCTTCCCCGTCGCCTCCGCTGAATTTCCTGAAGATTTCGTCGCGCCTGGGCCACAGGTCCCTGTTGTTCCTTCCCCTGTACACAGGGTTGCTGGACGAGCCGCCAACGTAATAATCCTCGTTTATGAATTTTTCGACTGCCTCCTCTGCCAATTCCTGCGCCAAAGAGGCGATCTCATCGGCAGACGGGACGTAATCCGGATCGTCTTCGTTCTCGTCTCCGAGATATTCCAAAATATCGTCGAGTATTCGGGGACGCAGAACGCTCGTGTCGCCAGTCGTGCGTGCGTCGTCGGCCCTTCGTTCGTCCAGCATCAATTCGTAGAATTCCCGTTCCCGGGACTCGATGTCCGTCCGCCCGACGAATGGGCGAGAGTCCTGGTTGCTCATTCCAGCTTCCGGTCCGTCGAGGAGCATCAGTCTCCGCATTTCGTCGATTCCCTGGTCCCTGAGGCGACGCTGCCTCGTCTGCCTGCTCGGGCGGTCGAACGAATCTGCTCGCGCCAAGTCCTCCGCCAACCTCTTTGGAATACGCCTCCTGCCAGTCGGAACGAGGGGGCGCACGGGCACCGTCGGCCTGATTGGTTGCGGACGCACCGGGACCGGCTCTCTCTCCGGCTCGGGCACGGGAACGGGCACGACCGGCTCCGTCTCCGGTTCCGGTTGCGGAACTGGGGTCGGGGGCCTGTTCGGCTTGGGCACGAACGGCGACGGTTCCGTCACCGGCTTTGGTTCCTTGGCTGGTTCCGGGACCTCGGTCGGCTCGGGCACCGCCGGCATCATCAGCGGGCGTCTTTGATTCATTCTGTCGGAAACCCTCGGAATGTTCGGATCACCGAAGCGCGGCCCATCCGGGATCCCGAACGGCGTCGGGTCCGGCACTCCGCGGCCCATGTTGACGAGCGGGTTGCCCTCGAGCACCAGCTTGTCCAGGTCGGCGTCCCTCGCGGTGAACGGGTTCATGTCGACGTTGAAACCGCGCACGGCACCACCTATGTTCGGAACGCCGAGACCCCTGCGCATGGCCATCCCCGTCGGGTTCACGAACTTCCGGCTCATTCCCTGCTCTATCTTGTTGACGACGAAGTTCTGCGCCTCGACGGAAAGGAACCCGAACCCCTTCAGGAGGAAACCTCCGTTGACCGGCACGACCTCAAAGTTGAGCTGGTCGCCGAGCGACTTCAGTTTCATGAAGGCGATCCTCGGACTCTCGCCCCGCGTGAGCGCCACCGATGCGTCGCAGTTGCCGCCGTTTCCGCAGGAAGGACAGCAGTGTCCCTCGTGACCGACGTGGCCTGCGTGGTGCCCGACGTTCGGGGTTATTCCCGTCGTGACCCCGCCGACCGTCTGGCCGGATGTCGTCTGGTTGATCGGGATGTAGACGGTCTCGGGCTTCACCTGCTGAGCCGTGCCGAACATGAACTCGTCGCCGTCGTAGTGGTACGCGACCCTCATCGTCTCCACCGACGCGCCAGCGCCCATCTCGAACACCGCTATGTCGTTGTCGGCCGTCACCAGTCTCACGGGGCCGCCGAACCTCGCGGCCAACGCCCTGGTCAGCTCGGATGCCCTGCCGAACGTCTCGTTCTGCTGCGCGCTCGTGGCGGAGTAGATGGCCGCGACATAGTTCTTGTTCTCCACCGAGTCTGCGTCGTCCTTCTTCTTGTTCTTCTTCGAGTTCTCGTACCTCTCGAGCAGGCGACGACCCTTCGCCGCCAACGCGGATGCGTCGGACGCGTTCTGCGGCACCGGCTCGCCCCACGCCGCGGCCGAAAGGGCAAGCCTCGAGGGCTTGCCGTTCGGCTTCTTCATCGGACCGCTCGGATTGGTGAAGAAGCGGGTGAGGAAGGAACCCTTCCTGCGCATTTTCTCCGGCGTGTCGGCCGCGCCCATCACGCCCGGTTTCAGATTTGCGCCCTCGGTGCGCTTGAAGTGGGCCCGACCGGCCGCCGTGAGTCCGCCCTTGGGGTCGCGCAAGACGGGCTTGCCCGCCTTTTCCTGCCCCTCCTTGGTCTGCGTTTCGGCCTCGTCCGCCTTGATGGATATCGTCCCCGTCAGCTGGTTCGCTCCGTGCAAGACCGGCGACACCTCGTAGAGCTCCACTTCCTTCAGGAGGTTGGCGGTCTGCACCGGGTCGAACACCGCGTCCAGGGTCTTGTACCCGATGGACCACTCCTGCTCCATGCCGAAGAACGACACGTTGGCGAAAGCCTCCCTGCCCTTCTCCGCCTTGAGGTTGAACTGCACCCTTGCGTAGAGGCCACCTATGCCCGCCTTGCGCATCTTTGCCGGCAGGCGCGGGTCGTTGGGCCCGACCTCGTAGATCTCGAGCACCTTGCCGATCGGGGAGTTCCAGTCGTGGCCCCAGACGACGCGAGGCTTCCTGCGCTTGAGGGACGAGGTAAAGCACCCCGGCAGACAGATGTCACCCACGGCGTCCTTGTTGCCGACGCCGGCGACGAACGCCTCGACTATGCCCTGCGCCTCATCGACGTTTATCTGACCGTTGAGAGACTTGTAGAGGTAGTCCAGATCGTCGGAGGTTTGCTGGTTGGTCATGTCTCGTTACATAATAAACGACGAGAATTGTTTCTGGCGTAAGGTTTTCGTATTCGTTTTAGTAAACTCAAACGCTGTTTACTAAATCAGAACCCGAACCTCACTTTGCACCGGCAATTTATCGTCAAGTTGATCGCCGCCATCGGATCACCCGGGTACCTGATGGAGTTTCCGCCGAAGACGAACGGCTCGTAAATCGGCACCGTCTCGCCGTGCATGGCGGCGTGCTCGGGCCTGACCTTCGCGTCTTTTTCCGATACCCAGGTTTTCGTGGCTGCGCCGACCGAGCGACCTGCGTAGAACGCCCCGGCGTTGTAGGCGGTGTGGGACTCGTGCTCCGCCGTCCTCCTCTTCCGCTTGGACAGCAGGTTGACGAATATCGCCAGCAGGGCGGCCTTCAGCATCCCCATCTTGTCCTCGCCGTCGCCGAGGGAGAGCGATATCAGCACGGCACCCTCTATTTCCTTGGCGGTGGTGGCGTTCATCTGCTGGAATCTCTCGATCTGTTCCTTTAGGTGCTCCGCCGCCTCCTTCTCGTCTATCTCGGCCTGCATTCCGACCTCCTGGGAGACGAGCGTCGCGGCGTCGTTCATTATCCCGCTGAGGATCGGGCGCATGTCCTCCGCCAGCTGCTTATCCCATATCCTCTGGTCGAAGATGCTCTCGTAGTCAAGGCTCCCCGCCTCCAGCGACTTCCTCGATTTGGAGCCGGCGGCTTTCTCGAGTATCACCCTCTGCTGGCGCTCCACGAAACGCTCAAGGGACGAGTCCAGTATCTCGGTCCACCTGTCGAGTGAGTTCTCGGCCTTCTCGTCCCATTCGTCCCACAGCGATTTCGTCGTCACCTGGTCACCGAACGCCGACGCCTGCGCCATCTGCCCGGCTTGCGCTGCCGCGACCTCCTCCGCCTGCAGCGCCGCCGTCATGCCCTCCTGCGGGGCGGGTGCGACCCCCTCGACTGCCGGGGCGCCCGGAACCGGTGGCATTTGCCCCATGCCGGGAATCATCGGTCCGCCAGGCATTCCGGCCGGCGGTGGCGCCCCGCCCATGCCGGGGATGCCCATCTGCTGCTGCACGAACTTCTTGTTCGTGTAGCCGATCGGGGTTAGGTTCGGGTTGGCGAGCATGGCGTTCATCAGCTCGGAGTCGATCACTTTGCGCCCTGCGCCCTCCCTGTACTCGTTGCCGCTGATGAGACCCGTCTGGTACTCGGTCATCAGGTACCTGTCCCTCTCCTGCTTGTAGAGAACGAGGACCGGCACGTCGGTCACGTCGAAGTCGATGTAGTACTGGTCGTCCAGTTCGTCCAGGGCCCTCGCGATCGTCTCGAGGTGGGGGAGCATCGTCTCGTTCCAGAACACCTTGTGCTCCTCGGCGGCGTTGGCGAACGTCCGGCCGGCGGCGTTGCCGATCACGGACTCGGGGACTCCGAAGGCGGCGAGAATCTCCTCCTTCTGTATCTGGCGCATCTGCACGTAGTTTGCGTCCCTCGGGCTTTGGCCGGTGTCCACGAAGTCGACGCCCTCGTCCGAGGACAGCACGGTCACGGCCCCCGCCCTAGCGACGTTTCCCCTGAACCGGTTGCGCAACTCGTCCTTGTCGTCGTCGTCTATCTCGCCCCTGACGACCAGCAGGCCGCCCGGCCTACCGTCGTTGAGCAGGAAGTTCCTGTTGTAGAGCTTGGAGAGATTCTCTATCTCTATGGCTATGCCAGCGGACTCCATTGGCGTGAGCGACAGGTACGGGTCGAGGGGGTGCGGCTTCCTGATCCACACCACGTCGTCCGGTTTTAGCGTCACCTTCGTTCCGTTGCGCATGTCCACCTCGAAGCCGGACACGAACTTCTTCGGGTCGGGTATCGGGGCGGTGTGCTGGGGTGGGAGCAACTGGAGGGCGATCAGCTCGCCGTCGCGCCCCCTGATCTTCTCGATGAAGGCCCCGCGCGACGACATGAGCAGTTGCGACGACAACCTGTAGCGGAACACGAACGAGTTCTCCCCCATGTTCGCCTTGGTGTTGAAGATGTCCAGTATCTTCCTGTCCGTCTTCCTGACCACTCTCCCCGATGGGTTGTTGTCCTCCCGCAGGATCATGGGTAGGCGAGATTGGTTCCCGGAAATCGCGTCGATGCAACGATTCACCCAGGTGACCTTCTGGAATCCCTCGCGGTATGCGCGCTCGATGTCCCACGAGTCCCTGTACGGCCTGCCGACCTGCGATGGGTTGTAGGCCACCGGGGCGCCAGGATTCAGCGCCTTTGTCCTGTCAGTTCCGAGGTTCTTGTTGGTTCGGGAGTTCCACGCCATTTTCTATGATTACTCCTTGCCGAGCAGATAGCCGACCGCCCCCGCAGTGACCCCGAATACGATGAAGCCGAGCGGTGGGTTGATCAAGAAGGTTCCTATTGCCGTAAACAGTATAAATGAAGACATCAGCAAGTTAGCGACTGATTGTCTCGTGGCTATCCTCTGGAGAGCTATTTGGAATTTGTTCATGGCGGATTTACGTCCTGGAATTTGTGCCGACACCTATAATGTAGTACCCGGACAAGCTCGGAGCGATGATGGAAGAAGTCGATTGGGAGAAGGTGCTGGAGTGGCTCCAGCCGAAAAAACCCATGTTTTGCCCAGAGGAGCCTTCGTTGACGCAGAAGGTTTTTCTCAGGACGAACTGCCTTGAGGGCCTCTTCGGGGGCGCCGCGGGAGGTGGAAAATCGTCCGCCCTGCTCATGGCGGCCATGCAGTACCTCGATGTGCCCGGCTATTCGGCGATCCTGTTCAGGCGCACCTTCGCCGACCTGGCGTTGCCCGGGGCGCTCATGGACAGGTTCCGTGGCTGGATAGCCGTGCACGAGAACGTGCACTGGAACAGCAACACCTACGTGGCCACCTTCCCGTCGGGGGCGAGAATATCGTTCGGATACCTCAACAACCAGAACGACTACCTCAGGTACAAGGGCTCCGAGTTCCAGTTCATCGGCATGGACGAGGCCACCGAGATAAGGGAGAACGACTATCGCTACCTGTTCTCCCGCCTCAGGAGACCGTCGACGGGCCCCCTCTCCCTGGTGCCGTTGAGGATGAGGGCGGCCTCCAACCCCGCCCCCAACTGGGTGAGACAGAGGTTCATCGTCGAGGGAACGGATTCGGGGAGGGTCTTCGTGCCCTCGAAGCTGACGGACAACCCCGGCATCGACGTCGAGTCCTACCGGATAGCGCTCGCCTCGCTGGACCCGCTCCAGAGGAGAAGGCTGGAGGAGGGCGACTGGTGGGCGACGACGCTCGGAACGATGTTCGACAGGACGTCGTTCGTGGTGATCGACTCCAGCGAGGTCCCCAAGATGGGCCCGACGGCGAGGGCCGTGAGGTTTTGGGACTTGGCCGCGACCGAGCCGAGCGCATCGAACCCCGACCCGGACTGGACGGTCGGAACCCTCATGCTCTTCGAGGACGGGGTCGCCTACGTGCTCGACGTGAAGAGGGCGAGGGTGAAGGGCGACAAGGTTGAGCAGCTGGTCGCGCAAACCGCCTCCGAGGACGGGCCCGCCGTGTCCGTGCGAATGGAGCAGGAGCCGGGTTCCTCTGGCAAGGCGCTCGTCGACCAGTACTCAAGGTACGTCGTTCCGGGGTACGACTTCATCGGAATAAGGTCCACCGGGGACAAGGTGACGAGGGCGAGACCGTTCTCCGCCGCCGCCGCCAACGGGAACGTCAGGGTCATCAGGGCGCCCTGGATGACCGACTGGCTTGACGAGTTCTCGTCCTTTCCCGAGGCCAAAGTTCACGACGACCAGGTTGACTCCGCCGTCGGCGCATACATGTTCCTGGCAGGTTTGGGCTTGCCATTTAGGAGAGCCGCCACTATCCTCGTGTGAACTACGTAGCGAGGAGTAAGTGACACATGCCCAACGAGACCAGCAAGATTGCGTCGCTCGTGAACGAGGTCATCAGCAGGCTGATGGCGATAGACGCGGAGACGAGGAGCCTGGCCAACGATTCCGTGACCGTCGAATCGGCGTGCTCGGACCTGTCTGAGCTCAACCGCCTCAAGCTCGAGGTGTCGGTGCTGTACGACTCCTCGGTGGCGATAGTCGCCGAAAAGATGGCCGACCTCCCCGAGGTCGTCCTCGCCGACGGCACGAAGCTCGAGAAGAGGACCTCCTACGACAGGAAGTCATGGAAGCACGACGAGCTCGCCGACGTGGTGTCCAGGCGAATCGTCCAACTCTCTACGGACCTTGACACGGGCGAGGTCGGGGCGACGCCCGAAACGGTCGGCAGGGAAATGCTGAAGTACCTGCAGCCGTCGTACTGGAGGGTGAAGGCGCTCTCGGGGATCGGCGTGACCGCAGACGAGTACTGTGAGGTGTCCGAGGAAAGCAAAACCAGCGTCATCGTCAGGAGGCCAAAGGAATGAACGGGCAAAGCAACAATCTGTACACCGCCCTTGCGGAGAACTTCCCGCAGGAGATGGAGATGACCGTCACCAAGGGCGGCACGGCGCTCACCTATATCCCCGTCAGCGAGGTGATCAACAGGCTGAACAGGGTCCTCGGGGTGGACAAGTGGTCCTTCACCATCGTTCGTTGCGAGCGCGACGCCGCCGACCCGGATTTCGTCGTGGCCCACGTCAGGATCGAGTACTTCGTCACGGACTTCCAGCCGATCGCCCGCGACGGTTTCGGCGGGCAGAAGATCAAGCGAACCAAGCAGGGCCAGATACTCGACCTCGGTGACGAGTTCAAGGGCGCCATATCGGACGCCCTGAAGAA